ACTCTTTCTAATACCATTTTCTTTAATAAGTTTATATCCATCAGAAGGTAATGCTTTAATAAACTCTCCTTTTAAATACTGTTCATTATAGAGAGGGAAACTTCCTTTTTCTTTTGCAAGCTCTGCTGATGTTCTGTATGTTTCATTTCTGAGTGTTTCGAAGATGGTAGCCATCCAAGTAAGGAAGTCATCTGAAGCATACGGGTATCCCAATAGCTCGCCAGCATTGGCAAGCCCTGTAACTCCAAGTCCCATTCTTCGTTTGTTTTTTGCTTCATCTTCTTGTTCCTTCAGTGGGTAAATTGTTCTGTCAATGACATTATCCATTGCTCTTACGACTTCTTTAATATCTTCTTTAAAAGAATTAAAGTCAAATATTAAACCACCCTGAGAAGGATTTACAATATACTTAGTTAAATTAAAGCTACCTAATAGACAAGCACCGAATGGAGGTAATGGTTGTTCGCCACAAGGGTTGGTGGCTTCAATAGTTTCACAGTACCACAGGTTATTATTATCATTTATTCTATCAATAAACAATACTCCAGGCTCTGCCCAATCCCAAGTAGACTCCATAATTTCATCCCATACTTCTTGAGCATTGAGAGTACCTCTTTTTTCACCTTCAAAGTACAGTGTGTAATCTTCATTATGCATCAGTGAATTCATAAATTCATCTGTGATACCTACTGAAATATTAAAGCCAGTAAGCTTATCACTGTTACGCTTGGCGCGAATGAAATCAAGGATGTCAGGATGATCAACCCTAAGTACACCCATTTGGGCTCCGCGTCTGTGTCCACTGGACGCGATTGTTTGGCAGATCGAATCGAAGATTCCCATAAAGGATACAGGACCACTAGACTTGCTATCAAGAGACTTAATAAGGTCGCCACGAGGACGAATACGACTAAAGTCATAACCGATGCCGCCTCCTCGTCTCATTGTTTCTGCTGCTTGACAAGCACGATCCATGATACTATTCATAGAGTCTTCGATAATACCAGACACAAAGCAGTTATAAGCAGTAGTAATACGAGGGCTACCCATAGCGTTTTGAACACGACCAGCAGGAAGAAAGCGCATATTGCCTAAGATATCTTCTAGCTTATATTGGTGTTCTATACCATCAGATAATGCTCTGGCAATACGTTTAATTTTACCGTCAAAGTCTTCATCCTTTAATCGGTATTTCATTTGATCGATTTCTTCTGAAATAGGCATCGATGGACCTAAGTAAGTCGTGTTTCTCATTCGGTTAACCTCTTAATATATAGTGAACGTTTCTCCCCGTATAAGGGCGTTTTATATATTACGCATACGTTTAACCAAACGATCTGCTCTGTTAGGGACTTGTTTGTACCAACGACTATCCATCATTTCATCTGCAGCTTTATTCCAGTCTTCTGCTAATACAGCTTTATGCATACCTTTAAACTTTTTAAGAGTAGGTAAACCCATATTAAACAACATATTAGCAATTATATGTTGTGCTTCTTCGGGTAGTTCGTAGAAGTTATCATACAGTTTAGTACAGTCTTCCAATACCGTTTCAATGTCTTGCAAGAACAGCTCATCTACTCTTTCTCCTGTTATCTTATCACCAACGGCTAACTTATATTCAGGGTCTGTTTTAAGAATGAGATGTCCAATGCCACAAGTGGCTTTCCCCAAGTGATCTAAGTACACTTCATACTTAATGCCTTCATCAATAATAATTTCTTCTTTAAATATATTTACATTCATTTGGTCTTTCCTTTAACCTTCTCATAAGTTCTTAGTCCTCCAAGACCAAGCATCCCCATAAGCACTGTCATGAGCGTACTCATGTCAAACTCTGGTAGTGGGGGTAGTGTAATTCCTAACCAACCCACAAAGAACAAAGTGACAGGTACGCCCACGAAGTGCCAAAACAAAGCAATGCCGCATGTCCAACCAATGAAGGGTCTCCAGCCAGCAATAAAAATATTACGGCTTTGCGCTTCTGCTTTGTTTACTTCTAGTTGTCCTTTAGCCAACTCATGAGCATGACGCTCAGACATAGTAGCTATCTCATGTGCTAGCTTAGCTCGCTCATCTGCATCAGGAATAAACTTATCTAATAGCCCTGTAACAGGTCCAATAAGAGCTTGTA